GGTACCCATACGGCCTTGCCTCCCACGTGGACTTGCGAAAAAGTGTGGCCAAGATAGACCATCTTGGACAGTTCTTCGGTGTACGGTGAGAACTCGTATGTGAGACCACACTCCTTGAAAAGCTCCTGCAAGCGCTGGAGAGGAACATCACCAGCAATTGATGCATGCGCAGACATCATGAAATCATCGCCGTTCGCTACAAATCTCAACTTTCCGGCCAGAAACAGAGAAATGAATCTCTCTGTCCCCAGAAGCCGTGAAAAAGCGAAATATGCAACACTCATCAGAGCAATAGTGTTGTCATCTGATGTATTGACTTGTCCGGATGGGTTGCCTGTGCACTTCCTTCTCACCACGCCATCTGCCATCACCAATGGAGTATAGATCACCTCTCCGTACCAATTCCTGATGCGTCTCTCATGCTTCTTTCCAAGTGCCCTCATGCGAAAAAACGCACTGACTCCCATGAGCCCTGGGTTCACGCTTGAATCAAAACGAGAACCATCGCCGCCGGAATAAACCATTCCATCGGTTCCCAAGTAGTCTGCCAGCCGCTGCCATCCACCATTGAATTTGTCCAACCCAATAGTGCTAGGGAAGGTCAAGTGTTTCTCGGTAAAGCGATCGTTAAATCGCTTCATGAAACGATAAGTACCAAGAACGGACTCAATCGGACCACTCATGAAGGTGCGCGTTTTCAACTTGGATACTCTGGCTCTGTCCCGGAGTTCGTCTTTGAGGGCCACCTGCCACACGGGCGCCACAAATTCGTCTGATGGAACGTCGTATGGGGCCTCGCAATTCGCGATCAGTTCCCTGAATTCCTGTGTGTTCTTGCCAGTCATGTAGTCCCCTTTCTTCCCCGAGAGCCGCGGTCCTGAACTCTTGGTTTTGTCAACTGAGAAAAAGACTTCATCAGGAGTTGCAAGCTCCACAGGTTCCTCAATCCAAGGATTTATGGCACGATGACACTTCAACACTGTTTCATCAAAATCGTCGGGGGGAGCCACTACCTTGTTCGTGTACTTGCTCACGTCTTGCCAATATGCCTCATCCACCATCGCACTCGGAGCATAGTCAATGAATTTCTCCAAGTCACCGTGAAACTCGCGCCCGAGAACTCCAATGGAAAAAGGATCAACTGTAAGTTTCGAACTCATCGACACATGCTTGCGCAAAGTAGCAAGTGGTGTGAAAGCGAAGTTGTCAATGCGTGGATGGAAACCGGACTGCCCGGACATCAATTCACGCACAGGATGCTTTTGTTGCTCTTCCGGAGCCACACGCCGTGTCATGTCAAGATCGCTCGAGTCCGGAAAAGGAGTCATCACCAGACAGTTTCCAGGTGCAAATTGAGGTTGCCGTCTGTTAATCTCCGCAAGGACACTTGGGACAAAAGGCCAGAAGAAATTCGCCTGATCAAGTCTGTTGCCTCCAAGACCATGAATTCCCACCAATTTGCCATCTGAAACGGCAATGACGGGATTGCCGCAGTCACCGGCCATTGTGTTGATAGCATATCCCATGTATCCTTTGTCAGTCGGAGCAGCATAAGATATCTCAGATGGAATAGCC